TGTCATATACATTAGCAAATGCCTCTGCATGTTTAACACTTACGATTTGAATATCATTATTCATAAGATTGATATTCTTGCTTTCTCCATCAGAGATGCATTCAGTAATTGTCTTTAGCAGTTTGGTTGCAATGTTTCTGCACTGTGTATTCTCAGTAAGTCTATCGGTTGTGTGTTTAATGAATCGGATAGTACGAGGATCATCAGAATATACTGCTGCGGTGGATTCATTAATCTTGACAGTAGCAGTATCATTAAGCATAGAAAAATTGGCAGCGAATTCTTCCGCAGCCACATCAGTCTTAAACTTAATCGTTACCTTTGCCATTAGCCCTTCCAGTTCGCCTTGACATAGTCAAAGAACTTCTTCTTCTTGGTATCGTCAAGACTTGCAGGAGACTTGGCATCAAATCTCTTTAATGCACTATTAAAAAACTTACGATATTCCTTTTGCTTTGGGCTGAGTTCTTCTTCGGTCATGGAATATTTGTCGCCCTTCATAACAACAGCAGCCTCAACAGAAGTATCTGCCTGTTCCTTTTTAGGAGCACCCATGAGAATTTTCTTCTTTTCGCGAAGAGCCTTATATTTTTCAATGATCTTCATTGCCTCATGAAAATTAATATCGACAGGGGCAGGAATGATTGCTCCCTTGCCGCTACCATCGTCATATAAACCGCCAAATTTATTTTCCTGCATGGCTTTATTCCTTTGTTCTCTTAATTTTCTAGATTGCTCAAGTCTCATTGTCGTTTCTCGATACATGCGGGTGCGACCATCAATATCTACTTTTTCGTTTAGGTTATCTTCAGACATAGTGGATCCTTATTTCTTTAAAGATTTTTTTACGGGGGGTTTGCCTTTTCCTTCAGGCGGTTTTCCTGTTACAAGTTCCTTCTTCTTGAGATCTGCATCAGCGACCTCATTTGGTTTACCCGCATCAACAGGTGCAGCAACTTGAGAAACTCCTGCGTTCTTATCCTTATTGATCTGTGCAGTCATATTTGCACCGAGTGTAGGGTCTTTCTTCGCATCTTTCAACATTCCATCGATGTAGTCTCTCGTTGCCTTAACCGCAGCCTTGGGGCCAGGAAAGAATTCCCATCTACGCCCATTGATATACACACGAACGGGCTTACCAAAACCCGTTCCCAATTGCTTGACTAGGATATCCTGTCCCTTATACTTCTCAGTCGAATGGTAAAACTCCTTTTCGAAGTTTGGATCGAGGGACATATCGTCCTTAGCAGATCCCGCAGCAGTCGGAACAATCTTCATATCTCCCGCATTCATTGGTGCAGTTGCAGGAGGAGCAGATGGTGCACCAGGAAGATTTTCAGGTAATGCAACAGGTTCTGCTTTTTTATCTGCTACCCCTGTGACAATTTCTCCTGAAAGAGCCTTCTTGAGTTCTTCAACTTTGGTATGAATGCGAGAAGCCAACTCCTTTTGAATGAGGCTCTTAAACTTCGGAGCCTCTTTTTTAATGAGTGTCTCAATAACAGACTTGAGGATTTTTTCTGCTTCTGTTTCCATATGCTGTCCTATACCAAGCCAAATTGTGCATTGTCTGGTTCGATTTTGCCCTGATTGCGCTCTTTTTCAATTTCCCGATCCATTTGCTTGATCTCGGCTTCATTGAATCCAAGCACATTCTTACGCACCCATTCATGAGAATAATACTTACCTATGTAGGGTTTGATGTTACCCAACTCCTCTACCTGCGACTTTCGAACCTCTGCATTCTTGAGTTCGGTGAAGAGATTATCCTTCAAGAAATCAAAGTAGATTGATTCCTTGACATTGTCCCACTCTTCATGGGTGATCACCTTTTTGAGGATCAACTGCTTTTTGAGAACATCAAAGAAGAATTCACAGAATTTAATTCTAAGTCTGTGGATATACTTTGTGAATCTTACTTCATCGCGAGTGATTTCCGTAGAACGACCAAGCATGAATTGCTTGTCTTGCTCCAAACGACTCACAGGAACCGACAATGCCCGATATAGTTTCTTCTGAAAATATATGACATCGGTGAGTTCTCCAAGATTTTGTCCACCTTGCAGAGTTGTAATTTCGGTTCCCTTGCTGCCTTCGCGGCGGGGGAGCCAATAGTCCTCAAGCATAGACATATGCTTCTTATCGTCACGAACTTCGCCCGTTGCTGCGTCATAGACGAGACGATTGCGATAGCGATTCATGAGATCCTTGACATACTGTTCTGCCTTGGTCTTTGGGAGATTACCGACATCGATATAGAAGATGCGGCGTTCAGGTGCACGGCTGATGCGATAGATTACAATTGCATCTTCCAACATTCGAAGTTGATTGAGGGGCTTAATTGCCTTCTGCAAAAATCCCACGGTTCGCTTGTATCGGCTATCCATCAATCCCGATGAGCAAAATGCGATTGCATCTTCACTGATCTTGATGCCCGATGGATTTCCACCCGAACGGGGATTGTCTTTGTTGTACAAGTAAAAGTCCTTGTATCCCGTAATAATCTTAGTACCGTTTTGCAGAGTCTCTTTGGTGTACTCACGAATTTTCTGAATGTTCATCGGATCAACATATCGCAATTCAAGAATTCCCTTTTGAGGGTTATCTTCATCGATGATCAGATGGAAGAAGATCTTTCCATCAACATACCATCGTCTGAAGATTTCAGTTCCCTTGGTTTCAAATTGCATTACTCGCATCATATTGCGAAACTCTTCATGGATTCGCTCTTTGACATTATCACTTGCCTTGAGACGATCCAATACAATCTTGACAGGAGATTTCTTTTCTCCCACCACAATAGCCTCATTGACAACATCATCGATTGCGACTTCAACAATGGGATCTTGAGCCATCTCACGATACTTCATCGTTAGTTCAAAGTCATTACGAACGGTGCCATCAAGATCAACATATTGACCGTAAAAGCCTCCCGCTTCAACAGGAATGGCTCCGTCATCGAATGTCGGTACGACAAACGACTTGAGAGCCTTATCCTGCTCCTTCTCTTTTTTAGATCGCTCTAGGCGAAAGCCGAAAATTTCCATTATGTAGATTCCTCATGACCTTTCAATTAGGTGGTTACGCCTTCAACTTCAAAGTACTGGTATGCAATTGTTGTATCAAAGAACGATGCCTCTGATTGTGCACCCATGTCCATCGATGTTTCTGAAATCGTTGTTGGCCAGCAACCTACCATCTTATACCGAGCAATCGGATTTCCCTCACGGGTAAGTGGTGTAATTGTCCAATCAGTCATAAACTGATTCAGTGCATTGGTACCAACATTAGTACGGTTGGTATTTATCAGATTCATCCATGCCTCGAACGACTTACGAAGACCATAGGTTCCATCGTTGTAGCAAGAGATCGACCAATCTGCAAAGGTACGATCTCCTGGATACTTAAATGGGCGACCCATATAGTAGGCTTGGTTGATGTTAATGGTAGATGATGGAATCTTAGAAGCCTTGCACAGGAACGAAACCTGTGAAGAAGGATTTCCACCACCAACTGCTGCTGCAACAGCATTGATTGCCCCACCAACGGCTCCACCGAAAAGAGAACCCGCTACAGCGGCAGCACCCTGAATTGATTGGGTGCTTCCACCTGGAAAGTTACCTTGAACAAGAAACAGATTGTTTCTTGCAATACCGTTGATGAGATTAGCGCGAAATGCGTCGATACTGAATTGTGACATTTAGGACTCCTTATGAGTATTTAGTTTGATTTCCTGCATCACGAATCAGGCACCAACCTCGCTGAAGTTCACGCCAGTGCGAGTGGCAATGAAATTCAACTGAATGAAATTGATGCTACGGTTTGGTTTGACATAGATATCGGCAACAAATCTATTGCTGTCGATCACTTCTCCCGTATTGTTCTTCTCATCGCATACAACCTTGTAGTCGATGATTCCACGCCGAGCCTGTACATCTCGTAAGAATGGCTCAACGAGTGAACGGAACTGTGCACGAGTAAATGCATCGTTGAACTCGAACAGGCTGTACTTAGAAGCCGTTGAGATTGCCTTCTCAAGCACGATGAACAGACGGCGAACATTGATGCGATCAAATGCCGATGGCTTTTTCTGAGCAGTCTTATCGCCATACAGGATGGTTCCTTCACCCGAGAAGGTTGCAACGGGATTGATACTGTTCTTATACAGTGTATCTCTTTGAGCCTGTCTTGGTTGGAAAGCCAACTTGATTACGCCACGAATCTGACCACGATTGAATCCTGCGGGGCTGTACCATGGATCAAAATTTACATCACTACGGGCACACAGTCCTGCAATGTCGCCATTAAGAGGAACAAAACGGTTCTTATCGTTGTAAATGTCGTACATGTACTTGTAACCGCTGTCAATTACGGTATATGACGAAGAACCGATAGCATTGCGATACTGAACAGCACGATTCAACTTCACCCCATCCGTTTCATTTGGATCCTTATTGGGAACAGAAAGGAAGGCAACACAATCCTTACGAGCATCAACAAGATCTTTAAGTGATGGGCCAACAAGATCCGTAACTGCCGCTTCTAAGTTTTCGCTATTTGGAGTAAAGGTTTTTTCTGGCCCACCGATGAGAAGATTGACATCAACAGTTTCTGCATCAGAGAAAAGAAGGTATCCTTCTGGATCTGAATCATTATCTTGACCAAATGCAATCTTCTTGTAATCTACCAGACCCGCAGGACTTCCATTCTTTCCACCTTTAAGTTGCCAAATACCAACACCGAAGGAAACATTTACTCCTGTGTAACCCGAATCAGTACCAAGTGTTGTGCTGGCATACCAATTCTGTCCTGTAATAGCAGCAGTTCCCCATGGCCCTGTTCCACCCTTCAACAAATCATTGAATGATGTTAAATTGGTCTTTGGAATTGCTGCAATATATCTAGAAGTACGATTGACCTTATCAACATAGTAGTTGCTTGTTCCGTCTCCTGCGAGTACACCTGGTAGGAAGGAAACTGCTTGGAATTTCTCTACGACAGTTCCCTTGGTGCCCGACAAAAGACCATTTCGATCAATGACGGCGATGTGGAATTCATCATTCGATCCACCAA